TTACTAAATACCTTAGTGGTTTTTAACTCTAATTCCATTTATATCTCTACACCTCTATCTCCAATGATGTTAAGGAAATTTCTGTTATTATCAACATGATAATCAATTCTATTGTTGATAATTTCATTATACTTCTGTACATCATCCTTAACCCTTATTATTCTATTTCTAGGTATGTCTAACTTATTCGCTAGTCTAATCATACCTGTATCCATTCTGTTGGTGATGATAAACAACTCTTTAATTGAGAATGGTTTTAGTGAGTTTAAGATGTCTATGATTGCCTTGTTAGTGATTATACCATCATAGTCAATTGATATCCTCATATCCTTTCTAATGTAACGGGAGAATACTTCTATCTTCTCCATCTCATCTATCTGTTCTAGTTTTCTTTGTGCCCATTCAATACCACTGGTTCCTCCCCATGCATCCCACATTAGTCCTCCACATCCTTCACTATATGGTACATCTTTATGTTGTTGATGTCTCTTAAAGGATGCCATTCTAGCGATTGTATCTCTACTGATATTCTCTCCCTTACATAATTGGTGTGCCCTTTGTTTTCCTGTGTCTTCACCACAATCACCCCAACCATTTTCTTCAACCCATTTTAACGCTCTACAAGCGTTGTTGGATGCTGACTTTGGATAATCATTATATGTTTCTAATTCATAATCACCGATGGCTCTACCTTGTTGTAACGCTTTCTCTTTACCATCTTCACCAGTATAACACTTTCCTTCATCACCCCATTTCCAACCTTTTTGATTGTTTTCTTGACATCTCTTTAATGGCATATTTAAATTGTTTTATATAATATTATATTCTTCCACCTCTTCTATATGGGAAACCACCTTCAATTAGATACTGATGGACAGCCGCTCCAACTGATGGGAATTTACCAACAGGTCCCCATGGTCCTTCTGTTTTTGTTCCAGCCAATCCATCCTCAACTCTATTGAAGATAGCCTCTGGTACTCCACTATATGTGTAATATCTATTATTTTGGAATTGTATAACTAACTCTTCTGTTTCACTATCCCACTTTAATCTTTTAACATTGGTTGATACAACATCATCATTTATGAATACCCTTAACCAATGTAATCTTTTAATCTTATCTAAATCCATTACTCTTCTGTTGTGTCATTGTTATCAGTTTTCTTTTTCCTTCTTACAGGTCTTTTTCTTTTAGGTTTTTCTTCTTCAACTATAATCTCTTTCTTTGGTTCCTCTTCTACTACCTCAAATAGTTCAGTAAATCCTAAGTCATAATAATTTTGATAATGTTCTGGTTTAACTGTGTTAGCATCAAAAGTGATTTTACCAATTCTAATATCACTTCTTGTTACTTTTAATCCTTCGTATCTACTTTTCAGTTTCAGTTTCTTCATCTTCTTCGTTTTTAACTTCTATTATTTTGATTACCTCAATCTTATTTATCTTATCTCCCTTTGAGGTAATATCAATCTTTTGTTCATGTAATCCACTTATTCTATTTATTTCTTTACGGATGTCATTGGCTAATCTTCTTTCACCTTCTTCTAATGATAATCTATATTGTTCTTCCATAACACTTATAGTCTCCTCTAATCTATCTTTGGCTAAGTCCATTAGTGTTTCCCTTATGATGGGTTTGGCTTCATTATATAGAGTATAATAATAACTTGTTTGATATCCCAACTTTAATATCTTTTGTCTTATCTCTGGTGAAGATATACCACTAGTAGCCCACTCAACTATCATCTTAATTAAGTCATCCTTTTTGTATGTTGGTTTCTTCTTTCTAGGCATCTCTACATTGTCTATATTCCGATGTTATACCATAAAGTATATCTACCTATCACTTTGTTTATTTAAGTTGATTAGGATGGAGATATGGTGGTTAGAATGGTAACTCTTCATCTAAGATATCAGCGGTGAAGTCTTTGATAGTAATCTCATACTCCATAGTTCTAACTCTTCTATTGTTAAAGTAGTTAAAGTCTATATCACTTAATAGATAACGTAATTCACTGAATTTAACTACTTGTTTTCCTTCATATTCTAATACTTCATTATCTGTGTATCTATGTAACACTTCAACTGAATATACATTTGAATTATCTATTGGGTCCTGTATCTTTGTTATTACCACAAAACAATTATTCTTAACCAATTCAATAGCCACTTTATGTTTGATAATTGAATTTGGTAACTTATTGATATTAACTTTATACATTTGAAGGTTATCAATGTTATAACCCATTCTTCTTATTAAGTTTCTATACTTAACTAATCCTACTTTGTTTTCTTTGTTTAAGTCTAATAAATTCTCCATAATTATATCGTTTTAATGTTATATAACAAATATAATAAAATTTTTCAATATAGGCAAAATAAAAAAGGGAAAAACTTTCGTAATCCCCTCTTTTAGATAATAATAACAAATAAAACAATTATAAAACATTCATTATATTATGGCAAATACAATATTTTTATACATCTTCATCTTCTAATATCTTAACTACTGATAACCTATATAAATCATATATAAACTTTAACTCCATCAGTAATTCTTCTTTCTCATCTTCATCTACATTTTTCATTTTAATCAATCTTTCCATATCTTTGGTTGTAATCTCAATCACATCTCTAATCTTAGCACAAAACTCATATTTTTCATCTGCTAGTTGTGTTAGTAGTAATACTGAGTATTGTTCCATATCCATAGCATATATATCCAATAACTCATTACCTGTCTTCTTTAATGTTCCTAAATCAACCATCCAATCCATAGCATCCTCAATCTCCTCATTCTGAATAATCTTATCCATATATAATTCAATCTTCTTTAGGTTCATCTTATCTATCATTCTTTTTAGATGTATTATTTTTTTCATCTTTGTATGTTAAATACTTATTATATATTGATATATACTCTTCTATATTTCTTTTCAACTCATCATCCATCTCTTCTAAACCTACTTCATTATCTAATAAAAAGTTTAACATCTCTCTCATCTCTTCTAATCTTGTCATAATCTTTGTGTCTTTAATTATAAATATATCGGTTTTGGAAAAAGTTTAATTTTTTTTTATTTTTTTTTACAATAACATTTTTTCTGTACATTCATATCTGTTATTGAAACATATCCTTTTGTATTCTCCACTTCTGTATAATGAGTATCAACACAATTCATACATCTTTTGTAGTTAGAGTTGGTAGGGTTCCAGGAACCACAATTTCTTTCATATAAATCACTTTTCTTTATCTTTGATACTTTGGGTGGTGAAGGACACGTTCTCTTCTCTATCGTAATCTTTGGTGGTTTAACACTATGTGGATTATATACTTCTATATGTTGGTTAGGAGGCAAACATACACTTTCAATTATACTTACTTCTGTATTACCTGTACAATTTTCTGTATTAGTAACCATCTTGTTTAGTAGATGTGCAATTGTCTGCATCCAGTTTCCATTTATTGATTTTAATTCTTCCATAGTTTTTTTTTAATTTTCATTATTTATTTTTTATTTATATCAATTTCTATTTCACTATTCATCTTATCTCTTAGGTTCATATTCATTATAAACTCTGATTTGGATTTTAATTGTTTTTTAACATATCCTTGTTTGTGTTTAACTTTGGTATTATAATATTCAACCAAATCATCATCTATCTTCATTTCAATACCTTGATTATTTTTGATAGTTGTTTCATATTCTAAATCATCTTGTTTTTCAACTATTGTATTTTTTACACTAGTTGGATTGAAATCACCATTTTGTCTTTCTGTTAATATTTTGTCTAATTCTTCTGCTTTCATTTCTACTTGTTTTTCTATATCATTATTATTTGATTTAAGAGGTTTAATTTCCTCTTGTGGTATATTGGTATTACTTTGTTGAGATAATTCATTAGAATTGACCTGTGTAAGTAATTTGATGATATAATCCATATTTACTTTGATTGAAGTACTACTACACCATCTTTACCATTATAATTACTTGTATGATTAGTTTGGATATAATTATTTTTATTCAATATACTAATATTCTTAGTTATTGAATTAGTAGTTGAAGATAGTATCTGTGCTATCTTATCATAACCCATATGGAAATCTTGATTGTTACTTTGGTAAGATAATACCAGTTGAAGTATTTCAATCTGAATAGGTGTTATTGGTAATTGTTTTAGTATTGGATAAGATTTGATATAACCAATACCTAATTTTTCTTGTTGAAGTAATTCTAACTTTTTCATTTCTTTATTTTTATCTTCTTATTTTTATCCTTCTTGTTTTGGGAAGAAGAGTTGGAGGTAGCTACCCCTCCAACACCCAGATTTAATTTATAAGAGTTTACTCTCTTTTTATATAAATATATCAACTTTTGGAAAAGTTTCAATTTACATCAAAAATATTATAATTTTTTTTTAATATCAACTAAATTAAAAAAAAAGTAACAAAAAAAAATATTATATAATATATTATAATACTTATATTATTTCTTATATATTATATTATAACTTGTCTTATAATGACATTACCATGTAGTAAGGTAGTCCTTACCATTCAGTAATATACCTCTTACCATATAGTAAGGTAGTTATTACCATATGGTAACCTACTCCATTTCCATCACCAACTGAGGAATATCTTTAATACCAAAATAATCCAAATAATATTTATCTGTTTCTTCATCAAATTGAATTGACTTAATTATTCTATTAGATAGGTTGAATGTAATCATTCTATTACCTTTACAATAGAATATGTATTGTGGCGTAGTACCATAACAGATATATCCCAAATGAGACATTGTGATATTTAATTGTTTAAGGTTTCTTGTTTTACTTATATCTAAATCTTTCATAACCACAATATACAAAAAAAACATCAAAGTCTCAAATTATAATTTATTATATGGAAGAAATATTAAAAGTTTTAGATACCAACAGAAGGAAATGGGAATATAAATATTCTGGTTATATCAAACAAATTGTATCATATGATAAGGATGATATATACAATGAAGTATTTCTCAAAGTATATAAACAATATCAACTCGGTAGAATAGATATGAATACAATTGAGGACTATATATTCATATCATATAGAAATACTATCATAGCCTTAGCTAATAAAAAAGGTAATAAAAAAAACAGCCATATTGAATATGTTGATGATATCAGAGAAGATTTTGGTGAAGGTAGTGATTACATAGAATACTTCAATGATGATAATCCAATTAAAAAGAAAATAATAGAAATCATTGGTGATGATAACTTCAATGAGTTGATAGAATATTATACATATAAATCAGCACCAACATCACAAAAACATCTATTTACCAATCCCACAACAGAAGAACCATTTTGTTATAAAGACCAAAGAAAACATCAAAGGTTAAGAAGGAAATTAAGATTTTATTTAAATAATAATAAAAAATAATCTTTTTTCCAAATCCTACATATTTATAATTAAATAACACAACAATTATAATATAACAAAAAATGAGTAAATGGTTAAATGATTTAGAACAAGGTAATAAAGGTGAGAGAGTTATCGCTGAGTATATTACCAACAAAAAACCCACATATGAAGTAGTAGAGTTTAGAAATGACAAACTATATGACTTTAAGATTAGAGAGGTAAATAACAATAGTGAATTGACATTTGAAGTAAAAACGGACCGATATGAGTTTATTAAAGGTTATATGACTTATAATATCTTTATTGAAACAAGTTGTAGTGGTAAAGATAGTGGTATTATGTCATCACAAGCAGACTACTTCGTATATTACTTCCCAGACTTTGAGGAAGCATATTTCATCCAATCAGATAAACTTAGAGATTTTGTAAAAACACATATGATAGATGGTGATGGTATTGAATGGAAATCTCAATCTGGTGATGGTGGAAGAGTTGAAGGTGTTTGTATCCATAGAAAGTATTGGCGTAAAATCTTCAATGTTGTTACAATAAAGAAAGATAAATCCATATGGAAATAGATTTGGGCTACATATCATAAATTATTTATATTTTAGTATATAATAATTTAAAAAAAAAGATATGGTAAGTTACATTGGTGGAAAAAGTAGAATAAGTAAAATGATAATCCCTCACATCCCACAGGATATGGAAACGTTTGTTGAAGTATTTGGTGGGATGTTTTGGTTATTTTTCAAAACTGATTTAAGTCAGTATAAAAATTTAAAAAGAGTTGTCTATAACGACAAGAACCCTCACAACGTAAATCTAATTAGATGTGTTAATAATGTTGATGAATTTTTGGACGTAATTAAGGGTATAACATACGTTGAAGAGGATAAGGATACATTCAATCATTATAAGGAAGAACTATTCTCAAAACCTTTTAAAATAGGTGATGAACCAGATTACGATAGAGGATTTATGTATGCGTATATTCTTACAACTTGTTTTAGTGGTTCAAATCCAGAGAAAGCGAATTGTGTAAAGAATGGTGGACATACAAAGGTTAATGGTGAATATGTATCCAAATTTCAAACATTCTTAAATAAACTAACAAATCCAAAGTGGGTAGATAAGTTTAAGTCCATTGATTTCATCCATAATTTGGATTTTAAGGACGTTATAGAAAAATATGATAGTCCAACTACGTTTTTATATTTGGACCCACCATACTTCACCTTTGAGGATTATTACGCTAAACACGACTTTGGTTATGATGACCACAAACGATTAGCTGATACTATAAAAGAATGTGAGAGTAAGTGGATACTTAGTTACTATGAATTTGATTTATTGAATGAATGGTTTCCAAAGGATGAATATAGAAGAATTGAAAAAGAATATGTAAAAGCGTCTGGTGCTAGGAAAGGTAAAAAACAAAATAAATCAGTTGAATTATTGATAATTAATTTTTAATGATATATATTTATATAAGAATGTAATAAATATTTCTGTTTAGGTTTTATAAACAGAGTTTTATAATTGTGTGTGTTTTAATTAAAGAGGGTGGTTTTTCATAATTCCACCCTTTTTTTATATACTACTATCGGGATACCAATCATCATCCCATTCATCATCATTTCTTTGTTTCATTTATATCTTTCTTAAAATCTTTTATTCCTGTAACCAATTCTTTCATAATAGTTACAATCGGTCTATTACCCATCTTCTGACTATTCTCATCTATTGACTTACCTTCAATGTAAATCCATAATACAGATATCGCCTTACTTAATAAGAAGGGTATAGAGAAGAGTTCTCCATCTAAGATATACTTATCCATTAGAAAAGATAAAAGTATCGTTATACTATATAAAAACACCTTTGGTACTATATTCCATAACTTACCACTTCTAAACTCTTGTCTTCCTTCCATTTTTAGACAAGCCCATACACCAAATATGGTATCTAACATAACCATAGATACTACTATCAATACCAATGGTTTTATAGGTAATAGAACACTACACCCACTTAATAAAAATAATCCAATTTTATTCATCACACTATGAGTTTTTGTTTGGTCCATAAAGGTACTTATTTAATCTTAAATCACCAGGTTCATCTAAATAGATATCACTATCGTATCTACTTTCAGACGTTGATATAATCCCTTCAACGTCATCAGAAACGTTGTATAATGGGAAGTATTTACTATTCTTACATAAGTATTCTACCACTCTTTCAAAGAAGTATTCTGCTTTATTCTCCAATTCTCTTCTAAGGTATTTCATCTCTTCCATAGAACCAGCTTCTGAGTAATCACCTCTTAACTTCTGTACTCCTTTTGATGTAATCTTTGTGTTTAAGAATGGTAACGCTTGTGATGCGGATTTATATGATATTCCTCTCTTTAATAGATTTACCAACTCAATCTCATTATTGTCTAATGTTTGGTTGATATACTTTTCTTTTAAGTCATCATAGAGTGGTTTTCCCACTAGTTCTCTAACATCTATAAGTTCTACCTCCTCTAAGAAAGGAACAACCTCTTCAATATCAATATTTTTTGATATTGGGGTAAAACCTTTTAAATAGTTCTCAGAAACGAATGATGTAAATGTTGTATATGGCATAATATTTTAGTTTTCTGTTTTATTATTCTTTCCTAATTCCAAAGGTAAAATCCTAAAATTGACATCCAATCCATTTACCTTTAATAACTTGTTGATAACTCTATTTAGGAATTGTTGTTGTGGTCTGATAACAAACTTTGTGAATGCTTCAATCTGTGTCTCAAAATCTGCTGTCCCTAATTTACCCGCTATCGCTATACCGAATAATTCTGGTGTTGTTACTCTCGCACCTGTTAGGATTTTAGATTGTATCTGGTCCGCCAATACGGTGTATTGTTTATCTAGATTTTGTGTCTGTATAGGCTCAATTTCGGGTGCTAGTTCTTTTCCATCAGAGAATAATACTACTGCTTTACCACTATTTTTAACACCACCAAAACTTCTTTTAAGTCCTCTAACCACTTCATCTCTTTCTTCTAATGAAGCTGGTTTTCTGTAAAACTTAACAATCACTGATGGGTTGAAACCATTCTCCATTAAAC